GATATTCCATATCCGGTTAAGTTTGTTACTCCTCCACCACTTTGCTCAAGAGTGAGTTCTTGAGAAAAATCTGCTCCTGAATTAATAACAATATTATTTACGTAAACTGCCATTATTATAAGTCTTTATTGATTATTTATCAACCCCCCTTGACAAGTATGAAAAATACCAGTAGAATAGGTTTGTTCCCGTTGAAGATAAGTTGTAGTTAATAATACTCCGAGCTCTTAAGGACGACTCCATAGATTCTTTCAGACTCACTCATATAATAATTACCACCAATATTGGTATTATAATACTCTTCACTTAGTAAAACATTTCTATTGAACTGTTCGTATGTTTCATAGTAACTCATACTTTTCTTATGAGGACAAAGATATAGTATCTCTCTTAAGAATTTATCTTTACCTAATAACTTTACATCTTCATTCAATTCATCACAAGATCCAAAATAAGACTTCCATTCACTTTCTTTTGTTTTTCTTCTACCAGTCTTTCTATCTTTTTGTCTTGTCCAGAAGTGTTTCTTACCAATATATTTTTTATGATTAGTAAGATTAGTGATTATATAAACAAATCCTTCCATTCCTTTTGGAACATCAACAAAATCTTCTCCATTATATTTCCAAGTCATGTTTAAATTTGTGCATACCGTATTTAGAGTGTTGCAAAAATACTTACATAATGATAAAATTCAACAGAATAGGACTGTTAATTTGACTAATTTAGAACAAACTCTTCGAACATCTCACGACTGGGCAGTAGATCGCATACATATTCTATGTGATAAAGATAATATCGAAGATGCACATGCAATTCAATCAGAATTTAATGAATGGTTGAATCCAGATATTGAAGATCATGATATTTACTCACTTGAATACATAGGAGAATAAAAAAATGCAAATCGATCTTAATAACTTTTTTATACATTTTGATTCAAAAAATCCAAAACATGTTGCAGCAGTAGATCAACTTGAAAAAGATTTGCTTCTGAAGGCAAATGATCTGATGCAAGATGAGGCTAATTGGGTAAGAATTTTTAGGACAAAAGAAGAGGCACCTAAATCTAATATTTTGGCAGTTCCTTATTATCCTCAAACAGATAATTATACTCAACCAGATAGAACTTGTAATTCCTCTGCTTGTGCGATGTGCCTTGAGTTTCTTAAACCAGGAACTTTAATCGGAGCAAAGGGTGATGATGCATATCTTAAAAAAGTTATTGCAATCGGTGACTCAACAGATCACGCAGTTCAGACTCGTGTTCTTGAAAGTTATGGCGTTAAGTCAAACTTTAGTTATAATCTTTCTTTTTCTGATATTGATAAGAGTTTATCTGATGGTAAACCTGTCGTTATCGGTATTCTTCATAGGGGTCCTTTATCTGCTCCTACTGGCGGACATATGCTTGTAGTGATCGGTAAAAGTCCTGATGGAAAATCTTATATCTGTAATGACCCTTATGGAGATTTGATGTCAGGATACACTACGCCAGTAAATAAAGGTAAAGGTGCCATTTATCCTGTTGAAGTCCTTAAATATCGTTGGTTAGATAAAGGAAAAGATAAAACTGGTTGGGGTCGTATTTTTAAACCATAAATAAGAGTGCCTGTAATTGACTTGCATCTTTCCAGGTTGGGAGGTAGAAATACCTCCCTTTTAAATATAAAGTTTTATAATAGGAAAAGAAGTTCTTTCAATTCATAGTAGTCAAACTATAAAATAAATAACAATAAAAAATGACTATCAAATTCGCAGATGCCGTAAAGAACCATAAAGACCTGGAACATCAAAATCGTGCCTGGGCATTTCTTCAGGCATCTGTCCATAAAGAAATTCTTGATGAGTTTGCGAGAATTTATCGTAATGAAAAGATAGAACCTACTCTTGATGGACTACCACTTCAAGGTGTTGCACTTATCAAGGAATTCGAAGGTTGTCATCTCAAAGCATATCCAGATCCTCTGTCAGGTGGACTTCCAATCACTATAGGTTGGGGGTCTACTCGTAAGAAGAATGGGACTCCATTTAAACTTGGAGACACCATTACTCAAAAGGAAGCAGATGAATTGTTGATTACTCAATGTGAGAGTCAGTTCTTACCATCACTTTCTAAAATCCCATATTGGAGAGAAATGAATGACAATCAACGCGGCGCACTTCTATCCTTTGCTTACAATCTCGGTGCTGGCTTTTACAATGGAAGTGGTTTTAATACTATCTCTCGCAACTTACGTGAGAAAAATTGGGAAGCAATCCCAAAAACCTTAGAGATGTATCGTAATCCTGGTAGTAATGTAGAGAAAGGATTACTGAGAAGAAGAATTGCTGAAGGGACCTTGTGGAATCGTAGATAATAACATAAAATAAATACTATACATCTGTGTGAAATAAATAAGTGGTACTCAAAAAACCTTCTCAAATATTTGAATCTAATAGACAAGAAAAGTCTATAGAACCACCAAACCTTTTTGAAAGTATTGATCGTTTCAGGGGAAGTTTGGAAAATGTAGATCAGATTTCTACGCAGATTGAAGAACTGTCTGAGGAACTATCGCAAAAAGTTTCAAAGACTGAACTTGAGAACACTTTATTGTCTCATCTTTTAGTTTTAGAAAAAAACTTTGATCATATTCAAAAGCAGATCAAAGGTATCAATAAGAACGATATTCGCCAGTTCAAAGAAAGTGTAAGTGATATTGGTGAAGTTGTTGATAAACTGATTCATACTGAACTTCCAAAATATAAAAAACAAGTTACTGGATCAGAACTTCGTATAGAAAAAAGATTAGATACTTTTACTGAAACTTTTGACTCTAACTTTTCTATATTAGAGAATCAACTTGTTGAAAAGATGGAGATATGTCTTCAAAGAATTGAAGACATTTTTGGTGAACTTCGTTATGATGAACAAATTGCTGAACATTCTAAAGTATTAGAAGAACTCAAAGAATCAACTTCTAAATTATCTTCTGATGTTGAAATTGTAGAAAGATATATTTCAAATCGTTATAGTGATGTAATTGACCTTCGTGAAGAGTTACTTCGTAAGATTGAACTTCTTCCTATTGAAGATCTTGCAGAAAGAGTAAATCAAATTGCGGAGTCCTATAATAAAATCAGTGAAGAAATCACTCTTGCAGAAGGACTTCTAAACGAACCACCTGAGACAAATAATTCTGATCCTCTTACTCCACTGGATCAGAATTTTGTAACTCTCGATCAACTCAACGCACATTACAAATTATTTCTTGCTCGTATTCAACAGCAACTCTCTACAGTTGGTGGCGGTGGCGAAACACAACTGAAGTATCTGGATGATATTGTTGGTATCGCTACGAATGCTTCTGCTTATGATGGTAAGTTTCTCAAATATGACCACTCAATTGGTAAGTTTGAGTTCGTAACTGTTTCTGGTGGTGGAAGTGGTGATTATGCTTCTGTAGCAGGTATTGCTACCTTTGCGATTACTGCTGGATATGCTTCTACTGCTGGTATATCTACAGTATCTCAAGGTCTTACTGGAACTCCAAATATTATTGTTGGGATTTTTACTTCTGGTATTTCAATTCCTACTGAGTTACGAACTAGATCTGTTGCAGAAAAAACAACCTTAGTATCTGGTAATACTGTTGGTCTTGCATTTACTGCTGGTGGTGGTAATGTTGCTATTTGCACGAACCCAACAGGAGACATCACACTAAATGTAAATAACATTCCTACTGATAGTTCTTTTGATAATCACAGTATTTCATTCTCTGTTATTGTAACACAAACAGGAACTGCAAGAACTTGTACTGCAGTAAATTTAAATGGTGTTTCTGGAAATATTCGTTGGTCTAATGGATCTCTTGCAAATGCTATTTCTGGAGTCACTACATCAAACGGATATGATATCTTCACATTTACTGGTATTAATACTGTTGGTTCTGCGAGCACAACTGCAAATTATGTAGTGCTTGGAAGTGTGAATGGAGGTTTTAATTAATGCCTTTTCTCTCTAGAATTAGCACTGGATATCAAGGATACAGCAAGCAGAACAAAAGAATTATTATTACCTCAGGTGGAAGTGGAGATTTTGTAAATCCAACCCTTACAATTGGGTCTGCTATTCAAGTAGTTTCTCAAAGTCCCTTTGCTGGAGGAGGAAATAGTTATCAGTTTTTTAATGCAAATTCTAATTCTTACATTGATAGTCCAGCAAGTTCTGATTGGGCATTAGGTACTGGTGATTTTACAATTGAATGGTTTCAATATACTACAGTAACTACTTCTCCTCCATTTCAAAGAATTTTTACTGTAGATGATTTTCCAAGTATGGATGTTGGTGTGAGTGTTGAAGGAACTACTTTTTACTATTGGGCAAATAATAGTTTTAGATATAGTTCTGCAAGCGCAAGTACTGCTAATACTTGGTATCATTGGGCAATTGTCAGACAAAGTGGAACAACAAGAGTTTATCGAAATGGAACTCTTCGTGGAAGCTCAATTTCTGATACAAACAACATTAATAATACTACTGATCCTCTTACTATTGGTGGAGAGAACGCACGCGCAACAAATGCTACTTTTGTTGGATATATAACTAACTTCCGTTGGATAAAGGGACTTGCTGTTTATACTGGAAACTTTACTGTCCCAACATCAGCACTAACAGCAACGGCATCTACAAATCCTTATGGTGGTTCTAATACATCGGCAATTGGTGATGGATTCACTAAACTATTGTTAGTTCCTTAATCTTCTACTCTTGTTCTTAAAGCAATAACAGTCGTTAGAATCGTTAAGAGGGTCTCGTAACCTTTTTTTTCAGATTCTTTGCAGTCTAAAGGAGGAGGATTTTTTAGGTCACCCTTTACATTAGCACTATTGATTGTGCCTGGAAGCATGAAGTTGCATGAAATAAAATTAACACCAACGAATACAATTACAGCACAGCAGATAATAAAGATAAGTTTATTTAATAATGAACCGTGTTTTTTTGCTACCACGCTTGGCAGGTCGTCTGATGAACCTGATGACTTCTGCTGGTTGTCTTTTTGGTTGCGGTCTTCTTCCTTCATTAAATACTCCCTCGTTGGTGATTAGTCTTATTACTAATAGTCCTAGGAGAAATGTAGATTTCATCTTCCTTCTGTT